ATTGGTCTTCATCGAGCGTCATGGTGGGCACTGTAAGGGCTGCTCCTACCCAGGCGCTGCCGTTCCACTGCTTGCTTGCGGCCAGGTCCTCCACCAGGCAGTAGACAGGCCCGTCGCCCGTATACGGCTCACCCGTCGCGGTCACAAACAATGTCTGCCGTATAACCATATCAGTCAGCCTTTCGCCGCCGACGCCGCTCACCGGGCGGCTCAAACCCGATGGGAGTCTCGTCGTCCGCCGGGTCGGCGTCGCGTCGCGCCAGTGAGACGGTCAGGCGGCGATGCACATCGGCCGGCATCGCCGCCATCTCCGCCTCGGTCAGCTCTGCCGTCGAGCCCGCAGGAAGGACCAGCACGTCCTGCTCGTCCACGTCCTCGATTGCCGTCACGAGGTATACGATCATTTTCGCTGCCTCTTTCGCCGTGGCGCGGGGGTCTCCGGATCCGTCGGCACTGCCGTCACTGCCGTCACTTCCTCGGGTGCGGCGTCCGCCACTTCCTCGACTATCAGGTGCCGGTCATTGCAGATCGCATCTGAGACCTCGTCGAGCACGGTCGGCGTGTCCGACGAGAAGAAGTGCCCGTCGCGGTGTCGACCGGCGTAACCGGGCCTCTTGACTGCGCGTACGGAGTACTTCATATGGAGTCCTCCTCCTCGCCAGATGCTGCATCCGCCTCGACGGGACCCAGCTCGCCCAGCAGGTGATCGAGCGTCATCAGCGCACCCTCGCACTTACAGACGATCGCCTGCGCCTGTGTGAGTTCGCCGAGTGTGATCTCGCGCTGGCGGAGCAGCATCTCGCGTGTGATTGCAGGCATCGCGGCCTCCTAGGATATGGTCCCGAACGGGATCCATACCACGGACCCGCCGATCTGACAGCGCAGGCCGCCCGTGCAGGTGGCAAACGCAGACCCAGTCTTGATGAGCGTGGTTGCGCCCGAGCCGGACCCCACACCGTCGGTGGCAATCAGCAGCGGCATCTTGTTCGTGCCGTTGATGTCGGCGACCCGGATGAACGCGGCCTCGGTCATCCCTGTGACCGCGGAGCCCAGGTCGGAATCGACCTGCAGGGCAGCCAGCGTCCCGCCTGAGAGTGTCAGGCCCGAACTGGTCGCCGCCGTCGCCCGCAGCCCAGCCAGCAGCCCGGTGATGGATCCGCCCGTGCCTATCTGGCCTGTCACGTGGCCGCCGGTCATCGTGCCGGTGGCCGCCATGGCGATACCGAGGGCACGCAGCGCGTCGCCGCCACCACCACCGGTGTAGTGCGTCCGCAGATACATGCCGCGGTTGTCGCCGGAACTCGCCGTGGACTTGAAGAACATGTGCATGAAATGCGTGTCCGCGTCGGCGCTGACGACAGGCGCGTTATCGCTCGAACTGTTATACAGCCCGAGAGTCATTGCTCGAAAGTTTGCAGGCATCTATTATCCCTCCTCCGCCCGCTGGAGGGGGCGCGCTTCCCCTCCTAGCGGTGCGGAAACTACGTGACGGCTGCCCCGTAGGCATACTGCCACAGGCCGTAGCCCACATTGTAGCGGGCACGCACGCCATAGACGTACTGGTCGCGCATGAACCCGTTCTCCGACTCGTTCTCCAGTGCGCCGAACTCGATGGGAGTTCTCTGCTGGAAGATGATCGGCTTGACGGCGTGGGTCGTGTCGAGCACGAACCAGTTGTTCGTGTCGGCGCCCAGCCACGGGGCCACGATCAGGTCGAGCATGCCCTTGAGCACGTTTGCGGCGCCCAGGGTCGTGTCCGGCCGGTTGACCGATTCGAGCAGCTCGCGGGCCGTCCACTGCAACGAGGGCGGAACTACGAGCAAGTTGGGCGTCACGCCGATGACCTCACCCCGGTCGTCCTTGAACCCCATCATAGCCGTGATCGCGGCCTGCAGCGAAGTCGCTGAGAGCGCGGTCGTGCCCAAGTTGGACTGTGTGCCACTCGAGCCCTCGCTGTGCTGGTCGTCAAAGAAGTCCTGGCCGTCATAGCAGTCGCCGCTGAACCCGGCCGCCAGCAACTGGAAAACCAGGTTGTTGGCGTGACGGCGGGCCCTGCCCGCGAGGTCCTGCACGCGAATCCGGATCTGCCCGTACTTCTCGTCCTCGATCGCGGTCCGGTCGACGGAAATGCTCGACTCCCAGAGTTTGTTGGTGATCGAGTAGGAAAACTCGCTCAGCCCCTTGGGCCGTCGTTCGGCGGTCCACTCGCGCATGCTCGGAGCCTGTCCGAGCCATGCATACGTCTCCGCGTCCGATTCGCTCGGCACGACGGATGCTATGCGTTCCCAGTCTCCCGGGGCCGCGGCGTCCAGCGCCTGGAAAAACAGCGTTCGGATGCCGGCGTCCATCAGGTTGGGAATGTCAGATCTTGTAATCGGCAACTAAATCACCTCCTCTTAGCTGGCCTCAGCATCGACGTTGAACGCGTAACCCGTGATAAGCACGCGTACTTCAGTTGCGGAAACGACCTCGACAACCCTGCCGACCTTGGGGCCGATGCCCGGGTCTGCGATTACGACGGTCGCGTTGTTGCCGGAAGATCCCGAGCTCAACCAGACTTCCTGACCAACCCATGTCTGGACTGCAGAAGCTGCGATGAACGAGTGGACACCGGACGTGTAGACACGAATCGACTTGTCTCCAGCAGAACCGCCGGAATTGTCCACGGTCTCGTAAGCAACACCGAAGAATGGGCGCGAAAGAGTGGGAATGCCGGTGGCGTAGCCCGCCGAAGCGTCGGCGCACACCAGCGTGCCCTTCGTGATTTTCACGGCGTCCATTTTCAGAGATACGATCAGCCCGTCCTCGGGCTGCGAATCACGCGCAGTTGTGTAAGCTGCGTAAGTCAACGAAAATCACCTCCTTTGGGTTAGGCGCGAGCGCCATACTTCTCCAGGTCCTCGACGGTCACGCCCAGCTTGCGGGCGAACTCGACCTGGTCGGTGGAGAACGACGCGGCCGAATTGCCGCTGTCGCGCCCCTGCTCCGAAAACGAAATCACCGCCGGCTGCGCCTCCATCAGTCGAGAGAACAGGACCGGAATGGACAGCTCCTCCTCTGCGAACGTCACCG